TCTGCTTCCGGTGCTCCCTTGTTAACGTTGAGTCTCTTACGGTAGCGTGCAGAAAGAATGTAGAGGAAGAGCCCAGTACAGAGGTCATATGCCAGATTGCAGTAATCGGATGTCATAGATACCTCTGAGAGTCCATTTTCTGTGACGACCTTGTCTGGTATAATCTTCTTGGATTGGTATTCACAGAAGCCATCAACATCACAGAAGACATTGATACGCGTCGATGTAGCCCCCAGTCCAATTTGATTCCTCGGTACAGATGCGACATGATAACCAATGTGCTTGAGAGCACTGGTTTTCGTATCAGGATCGTACTGGTATTGATATAGTGGCGAACCACAATCTCCAAGCTCAGTAGAAACGGTATGGTGATTGAGAGAATCGCATAACCCTACAGTCCAGTTCAATTGGTAGAAGCGTGGAAGGAACAAGTACATGTTACCAGCCACAGCTTTAGCAGTCGGTGTAGCATCAGAGGTGAATTCCTTATCCCGGATGATTACCGGAATCAAGAAATATGGGTCATTAGCTCCGGCATTGATAATCAGAGTAGTGTTAAATTCAATTTGACTTTGCGAGATGGGTTTTGAGTCTCGCGTGAGAGTCACATTTGAAAGTTCGAGTGCCAGCATTTTGTTTGCAATATGTCGTTGTACACGGAGCATTGTAGTACCGTCAGAGTGACGTATAATATGTCCGTAGAGTGAGACAGATGCACCGGAGACTCGATAAGTGACGTTGACAAATGACTTGCGTATAGAGTCAGGCATATAAAAAGTTTGAATATTGTCTTGTACCCAAGCTTCATTACGGGATTCATTTGAATCAAGATTCTTCTGAAGATCGACCATTCTCAGCATGAAACGAGCTGATGATGGATCGAAGTGGTAATTCGAAGAAGCGGCAACGATATACGAACGTGGAACAGATGTCCAGCGCATGTCAGGTGCCTTGAAGTAGTTTTGGTTGAATGAATATGCTACGAGCAAATTATGGACCATTTCATAGATAACCCTTGAATCACTGTTCGTACCAATGTCATCGCTAAGGCGATTTTTGATATAGTCTAGGAAGAAATACCGTGACTGATCATCGAATTTATCCAATGTACAGTAACTGGTATTGAACAATTGAAAATAGTCATCATCGTAAGTCAAAAAGCTTGCGATGTAGGATTTGATACCTGTTGAACTATCAATTGGTTCATAGACACGAATTTTGCTTAAGAGGAATTGCAATCTCTTACGGCTGACCTTATTTTCTTGACCCATGTAGACATGTTCATAGATACTCGGAATTTTAAAGAAACCGAATGTCAAGTGAAGTAGTCGGAGCGCGTACAAGAAAATATTTGTAGGTGCCAAGATGATTCCCATCGTGAGAGGAGGGGTATATTGAGGCGAGACCATAAATGCAGAGAAAAGATAGCAAATAGACATCGAGAAGATGACAAATGGTATCTCTCCATGAATCAAGGCAACAACATAGTAGATGAGGCCAAGATATATAGCATCCATCCAGTTCGTAACGGCGTATGGAAAGACGAGTTTACAGTAGGCGATAAGAAACAGAAGTGTTTTGACATTCTGAATCGTATGTCTTTGTATATTTGCAACCACATACAACATAACCACGACAAAACCGAATGCCAGTGGATCTGAGGATGAGAATAAATTCCACAACAATTGAATCGCCACAGAGAAATCCCAGTGACCGATATGTTTGTAGAATTCATGCAAAGCAGAGACAATATCGTCTGTATATGATTTGATAATGATTCGAAGATCATCAGCATCGAATGGTTTTTCGACGACTCGATAAGGAACAATCTTTTCTGCATTTCCAAAGGTAGGTACTTGTACTATGGGACCGTACGAATAGAACAGTTGATAGCACAAGATGAAAATAAGCATAACAATACTCGAAGAGACAGTCATAGCGACGAGCTCAATGCGATCACCACGTCTGATGCACGAGACAACAAACTTGATAATTGCGGAATCGAGAGTAATGAAGACGACAACAAGTTCGACAAAGGCACGAGATGGCATATTGCCAATGTAGCCAC